CTCCGCTAATTATCCGTATACCAACACTTTGATACCAATCGCACGATAGCACCAGTTAACGCAGTAGTATGAACAACTGTCGTAAGCGTAGATGCTGTAGTTGCATTATTATTTCCAACACTGGATCTAATACAGATAATATATCTATAATTTTGAGGCACCTGAGTACTTCCTAAAGTATATGTCAACTCCTGATTTTGCTTAATAAACATCTTCACATCTTTAACCATATTTACACCAGTAAATGTATCAACAGGAAGACGAATACGCTTATATGCTACACGCTTAAGCCATGATTTCGCTTCATTCTTGTGTGTGCTTGAATAATCAATTACACCACTAATACTATCAACATTATAAAGAGCATCTCTTATAGCTGTCAATGTACTTCCAAAATCTTGGGTCTTATACACCTCTATAATATAATTACTCGCACTCGATGTATTACTCTGATGCGAAAATTGTAATCTAACCTGAACACCTTTCAACATCACCTTCTTACCAATACGGGTTTTATCACTTGCACCTTCTGCTATATCCATCAAGTCCAAGTCATCAATATACATACCCGTATTATTAATATTCACCTGGCCAACAGTCGTAGACAATAAACCACTCTCAAACTCCTTAAGTTCCGTTTCTCTACGCATCTTTGTTTTTAATCTATTCACTGACTTCGCTAAAGATACAACACTGGCAACTTTAGCAGGAGCATTATATTGCCTTGCACGATTATTAGCACGAACTGCTTTCTTAACATTAGTCTTTCGACCACCTCGACGATTTCTCTTATACGCCATTTATAATATAACTTAAGAAAAAAATCTGTAACTTTTTTATAACTTTTTTCTAACTTTTTTAGTAACTTTTTAGTTGACTAATTAATTACTATTAGTTTACTGATGTCGGTATTCTAAAATCCTTTTGCAAACTAATTTCGGGTTCTTCCACCCAAGACGAGTCCAGGGTGGAGGTGGAAGCCCCCGAAGTTTGCAAAACTGTTTTTATTATAGCTTCATCTGATAAACATTCCTAAATATGATTGTCAACAATTATATTTAGATTAGGTAACATGTCGTATCTCATCAATACGCCTATATAACTCATATCCTTCCTCAGGGAATCTTCTGTACATTATCCGTGGGTCTTCTAAACTGGTTAGATATATGGTCTTCGCCAAAAATTCTCTTGTTGCTCCCTTTGTCTGCACTCTAACATCATATCTATCCAATATCTCTAACAACATTGAATAAAATTCTTCACTTGTATCCTTAACATCATCTATCAACACATTCTCATGTGCATCATACCCGTCCCACCACTTTCCTGAATTATTGCTCTTCCTATAAATATTCGGACACTCCTCATAAACTGCTCTTGTTTTTCCTATACCCGATCTGCCCCATAACCATATCACTTTTGGTTTCCAATTTCGCTTTCTCTCCTTGTACTTTAATATCAACTCGGCAGACTTCATAGACTGATAACTCGTAGCCACCTCTATTACATCTCTCATACCCTTTCCTTGTGCTAACATCTCCCTAATCTCCTTTAAATCATTTCTTGTACCGGATGGCTGAGGTAAACTACCATGCTCCCAAAAATCTGCATTTAATCCCCATTGGGGTCCCATATGTTTCAATGCTTTCCATTCATTTTTTGGTTGCTCCCCTTTCTTACAATAATTCGATGCATCTTGGGGGGTTCCACCTGCTTTTTCTATATGTGCCTGATTTGGTAACAATTTCTTCATTTTCGAAAAACTTTTCGCATTCTCAAAATATACATAACACTGTAAATGCTTTGTTCCTGTTTCCGCTACCTCTTTACCAATCACAACATACTGACACATTACAGATAATTCCTGGCATACCTTGTAATCATCATAGGTATAATTATTAACAGTAAAACACCAATCACGACTTCTAACATTCATATATTGCACATAGAAAAAAATTTTGTGAAAAAACCTTTTTGCACAAAGGTTTTTACACAAAGGTTGAGGGGGTAATACTAACCCCTCAACCTT